TACACAAGAGTATGAACAATCTAGCAGAAGAACAAGAGTTTGAAATTAAAGAAGAAACAGTAGCCGAAGCTATTGAGTCTGCAAAAGAAGCGACAGGTCAAGACGACGGCGATGATGGTTTTGAAATTGAAGTTGTAGACGACACTCCTGAAGAAGATCAGGGTAAACCACGTCGCGCCGAAAACGCTGAACCACAAGTCCCTAGTGACGATGAGGTTGAAAAATATAGCGAAGGCGTACAAAAACGTATCAAACAACTTAAATTTGAGTATCACGAAGAACGTCGTGCAAAAGAAGAAGCGGCGCGTCTTCAGGAAGAAGCTCTCAAATATGCTGAACAGATTAAACAAGAAAACGAAAAGTTACGTAAAACTCTGGATGAAGGAGAAGGCGTTCTTGTAAATCAAGCAAAAGGTCGAGTTGCAGCAGAGATTGATAAAGCTAAGATAGCTTATAAAGCTGCTTATGAGTCTGGTGATCCAGATGCTTTAGTTGATGCTCAAGAAAAATTATCTGCGTTACAGGCAGAAAAATTAAAATATGAGTCTTTTAAGCCACAGCCTCGGCAACAACAAACGCCGCAGCCACAACCCCAGTATCAACAGCCAACCCCACAGCCACCAAAGCCAGACCAACGCGCGTTGGATTGGGCGGCAAAAAATGATTGGTTTGAAAAAGACCCTGAGATGACAGGGTATGCTTACGGACTACACGAGAAACTTGTAAAAAGCGGTATTGATCCAAGAAGCGATCAGTACTACAATGAAATTGACAATGCGGTTCGCCGCGTGTTCCCAGATAAGTTTGATGATGGGCCTATTATTGAGGAATCAGCACCCCAACGTCAGACAGGCAACGTGGTTGCCCCCGCCGCTCGTAGCGGTAAAAAACCACGCAAAGTGCAACTGACCTCAACGCAGGTCGCTCTCGCCAAGCGGCTTGGTCTGTCAAATGAACAATATGCGGCGCAATTAATGAAGGAAATGAAATAATGTCGAACCGAAACTCACGCACTACAGAGACTCGTGAAGAGTCAAAACGCAAGGTGTCATGGCAGAGACCGTCGATGTTACCTGTCCCCGAACCCAAAGAAGGTATTGAATACCGTTGGATTCGCACATCAACTCTTGGACAGACTGACAATACGAATGTTTCTTCCAAATTTCGTGAGGGCTGGACACCTGTTCGTGCAGAAGATCATCCAAACCTTCAAGTTGTGTCTGATATCGATTCTCGATTTACAGACAATATTGAGGTCGGTGGGTTATTGCTATGTCAGAACTCAACCGAAAATATGCAAGCGAGACGCGATGCACAGAATGCTCAGGCTAAAAGTCAGATGCAAGCTGTGGACAACTCTTACTTGCGTAACTCAGACCCTCGTATGCCCGTTCTAAATCCAGAGCGGTCTACGCGATCTTCGTTTGGCAAGTAACCTTTCGGGGGAGCTTGCTTGGTTGAAACTCAAATTGTGAGGAAACAGAGCTATGGCTACTACAGCAGCTCCTTATGGCCTAAGACCCGTCCGCCGTGCGGATGGTATGCCATACGCTGGGGCAACATCCCAGTTTCTCATCGATCCCGCTGGTGAAGCAACAAACCTATTTTATGGGCAAGCTGTTATCATTGGGGCAGATGGGTATATCGCGCTGGCTACAGGTACAGGTGCAGACCTTACCTCTAACAGCATTTCAGGCACAACAGGCGTAGGCGCAATTGGCGTTTTCGTAGGTTGTGAATATGTAAACTCTTCAGGCCAACTCGTACAGGCTCAGTATTATCCATCAGGTACATCTAATGGTGATGCGATTAAAGCCTATGTTGTTGACGATCCAAACGTACTATTCCAAGCGCAGCTTGATGGTGCAGGAGCGCAAACAATCATTGGCACGAATACATTCTTTGCAGCAGCACAGACTACCTCAACTGGTGATACATCAACAGGTAACTCGACTTCTGCATTGGATGCGACTGTACAAACCGCAGCGGCTGCATTCCGCATCGTTGCACATGTTTCTGACGCTAGTGATGCGTATCCAGATGTACTTGTTAAGTTCAATCCGGGCGCTCACCAGATGACGAACAATGTTGGCTTATAAGGAGATTAGATTATGGCTATATCACGCGCCCAGCTCCTTAAAGAGCTATTACCCGGTCTGAATGCTTTATTCGGTCTTGAGTACGATCAGTACGAGAATGAGCATGCAGAAGTTTATGAAACTGAAAACTCAGATCGTAGCTTCGAAGAGGAAGTGAAGTTGTCTGGTTTCGCAGCAGCCCCAGTGAAAGCTGAAGGCCAAGCGATTTCTTATGACAATGGTCAAGAACACTTCACTGCTCGTTACAACCATGAAACGGTTGCAATGGGTTTCTCTATCACTGAAGAAGCTATGGAAGATAACCTGTACGATTCATTGTCGGCTCGTTATACAAAAGCCTTGGCTCGCGCTATGGCGTATACGAAGCAGGTTAAGGCAGCATCTTTGTTGAACACAGGCTTTGATACCTTCACTTCAGGTGACGGATCATTCTTGTTTGCAACTGACCACCCAACTGTAGAGGGCGGCACAAACGCAAACAAACCTTCAACAAACGCTGACTTGAACGAAACATCTTTAGAGCAAGCTGTTATTGATATTGCTGCGTTCACTGACGAACGTGGTCTATTGATTGCTGCACGTCCTCGTAAGTTGATCGTTCCACCTGCGCTTATGTTCGTTGCAACTCGTTTGCTACAAACAGAGCTACGTACAGGTACAGCGGATAACGACATCAACGCATTGCGTTCGAATGGTTCGATCCCAGAAGGCTACCGTGTCAACCACTATCTAACTGACACAGACGCTTTCTTCATCACTACAGATGTTCCAAACGGCATGAAGCACTTTGTGCGTACTGCTATGCAGACATCTATGGACGGTGACTTCGACACAGGTAACGTGCGCTACAAAGCTCGTGAGCGTTACTCATTCGGCGTATCTGATCCATTAGGCATCTACGGTTCACCGGGTGCTTAATTAGTTCAATAGAACTTTTGAGGGGGCGGGTTTACTCGCCCCTTTCTTTTTTTGTAGAATGTGTTATTCTGCGATTGGGGTAACATTAGCCTTGCAGACAGGATTCCGCCCCACCTGACGTTGCACAGACTGCTAGGCAAAACCTTGTGCAAGGGGTACTAATATGGCTTCAACTACATTTTCAGGCCCAGTGACATCTACTGGTGGTTTTATCAGCGGTTCAGATTCTCTGGTTTCTATTACAGCAGATGCAACAATGACTTCTGCTTCAAACGCAGGTCGAACAATGAATCTTAATGTAGCATCAGGTGCTACTGTAACTTTACCTGCCGCTTCAGGTACAGGTAACACATATCGCTTCTTTGTTCAGACAACTGTGACTTCTAACAGCTACAAGATTCAAGTTGCTAACGCCAATGATACAATGTCAGGTGTTGCAGTGGTTGCAAACGATAGTGACGCGACAGCTTCTATCTTTGAAACAGCAGCAGATAGTGACACGATTACTTTAAATGGCACTACAACAGGTGGTATTCTTGGTGGACAAATTGAAATCCAAGATGTTGCATCAAACAAATTCCGTGTTCTTATTAACCAAGCAGCAACAGGAACAGAAGCTACTCCATTCAGTGCAGCCGTTTCATAGGTGAATCATGGGTAAATTAACCGCAATGAAGCCCCCTAAAAGGGTTCGTGCAAGGAATAAAGACGGGACATTGAAAGCCGATGACCCGTCAACTCCTGACGTAAATGAAGCATGGGAAGGTGGCAAAGCACCTGTAAAGCGTGGTCGCCCTGCAAAGAAAGAGGAGTAGGCTATGCGCTCAGATGTACAATCGAAACGTCTAACAGGCACGGGGTCAGCGAGTGTTGGCCCTGCTAGAATAAGACAGATTCAAGTGCTTACAGCTTCTGGCACACCCCGCCTCACTATTACTGACGGTAATGGTGGTTCTACAGTTCTTGATCTGGACTTTAAGGCTTCTGATTCTCACTCAGTAAACATCCCGTCTGATGGCATTCGTGTCAGCGACATCTATGTTTCTGCATTTACAAATATAACCGCTATGACGGTGTTCTACAACTGAGGTAAGTTATGGCTGGAAATGACGTATTAT